GTCGATGGTTACTGGAACTATGATAAGTCTGAATTTGCCCCACCTAATACACTAGGTGATTATGATGACAAACGTCTAGAACAAATTTGGAAAGAGGGATACTCTCTTGCTGAGTTTGAAGACCCTAAGAACTTTAAGTCTTATGAACAACTTAAGGCACGTCTTAGTTTAGTCTTGGGTAACACTGCTCCAGTAGCACGTCCTGATGAATCTTTTGAAGATGTTAAACCTCAGACTCCAGATTGGGGATCAGAAGTTAAAGATTTTCGAGAGAAAGCAGTTGCCTCTGCTCCTGCCGAGGATGACGTAGAACTTTCCTACTTTGCAAAACTTGCTGAAGAGGACTGATTATAAACTGGCACAAGGAGGGTTGTAATGACCCTCCTTTTCTAGTATAATTAAAACATACACAAGGAATACAATGAAAACTGCCCTCGCTGCAATCATGCTACTTGCATCTGTCCCTGTAAATGCTGAAAGCATTGGAGACAGGAGCAATCGTCAAGCGTATGAATCCTCTAGAGGATATGCATACGAACAAAATTGCTATCGTTATGAATATCGGGAAGAGTACGTTCCTGGCACATCTAGATCGCCTGGTTACGTTAGATCTTACCGAGAAAAGATTGCAACACCATGTTTCTATGGTGATCATACCAGACATGATGCCCCTCCAAGAGTTTACAGAAATCCATCACCTGATGGTAATGAGTGTAGCGAAGGAGCAATCCTTGGAGGAATCTTAGGAGGAGGTGCAGGTGCAGCACTATCACAAGGAGACGGTCGTTGGTGGGCAATACCTTTGGGAATTGTCGGTGGATCTATGATCGGTTGTGATATTGATGGAGGTTAGTGATGTCAAAAACTAAAACACCCATAAGCAAAGAAGAAGTCGAAGATATGATTGAGTTTGCTATCAACAGACACAATCGTAATGCAGGACTCATCAGTATGGTTTTAGGATTTCTGTTCATCGCACTCTTTGCAGATGGATTCTTTAGAGTTATCGGAGAGATACCTCCATTCATGGGTATCGATGTTGATATACTCAAAGAGATAGTGGAAAGAACAAAAGATGAAGTATTAAAAGCACTTTCAAGATCATGAACAACATAGGATTAGAAGTTGTCTTCTGGACAATATTGTCAGTTTATTTACTAGCAAAAATCGGAGTCTTTAAAAAGAAATGAATGATGTAGCAGTAGTAATATACTTGATTTTATTTGTTATGTTATTCGCAGCAACCTTTGCATACATGTTTAGGTTGATGGGTTCTACGTTGGATTCTTTTAACAAGGCATCAATTGGACATCCTGAGTTGCGAGGTGTTAGAGAAGGTGAACAGTTGTTAGGAGTTACTTTCAAGGGATATGAAGAACTATCACTAGATGAAGTAGAAAAATATCCAGTAAGTGCACAAAGAGACCATGAGTCCATGGAACTCTATCGCGATTTACAAGATCGTATTGATGAACTTGATGATGAAGACGATGATGATGACGATGGTGATATCCCTGCTAAACCGTACGTCGGATCTGGAATCTGAAATTGACTTTTAATTCCCAGATAACCGCAAAAAAATTTCCGCCAAAAATTTGACCCCTTTAGATTTTATGAGTGACATACATTTTAAAAAACACCGAGTGTTCCGAGAAACAGACGGTGTTATTTTTTATGACATATCGGTAGAAGAATCTAATGCTTCTGACTTAGTTGTTCATGAAGGTCCTGCTCAATCTCCTCCACCTGATTGTGTAGGAGGAAAACAATTCTACATACATTCTTTTCAAGATGATTACAACAGAGTTGTATCAGGCACAAGAATGTTTGAACTAGTTAATTATGATTGGAGATTTCCATATCATATAGTGCACCTTGATGTGCATAGTGGTGCGTTGATTATACCTCGTGGCACATTTCATAGATCACAATCAGGAGAACATGGATCTATTGTGATCAATCAAGCAAAGAGATACGATGGATTTGATGCTAGTGCAGAGTTCTATCCTGTATCTTGTGCAGAGAACGTTCAACTATATAATGTATTAAAGAATGAGAAACCAGTAATTCATCGCTTAGGAGAATGACTCAAAGTTATCACATTTACTTTCAAAAAGAATGCCTCTTTAAAAATTTGAATTTAGAGGAGTTTACTTTAATATGGGAAAAACTGTATACTTCATATTGGAAAGATGACATAACATATTCTGTATGTTATAATGAAGTATATGAAGACGCTTCCTTTTAATTATGATTCCATTTTTACTTACTAGTGCAGCATTTCTCAACTTTGCATTTTACATTTATGCAATTGGATTTGTAGTTGCACTTGCCTTAGAGCAGTATCTCAAAGTCAGACCCCTGTCTGTTGACTCATCGATGAATGAGAGAAATAATTATATCGTACAGACTAATAGAAAATATTGTTGGAGACAAGCATGGATAGCAAATCTTTTTTGGTTCCTATGTAACATAGCATTGTATGTCATATCAAGGAACATGCAAACACCTCAAGATACTTTCTGGAATGGAATATGAAGAAGGAACCAAAAGAAAGAGAGTATGCTAAGGATAGAATGGAATACTTCAGAGAGTTCCATCGAGTCATTGCACCAGTTGTAGTGAGGAAAAAAGATGAATAAAATTTATGCTGCTATGATTGTTGGTGCAGTAGCA